AGTATCGTATTCAATTTTGAAATGCATAGTTTAATCCTCAAGGTAGGGGTTGTCAAGACGGAATTCGTATTGTGTTTTAAGGAGAATGCTGTTCGCAATATCAGAAACAAAATGACTTGTTTCCTCTTTAAACAAAACAGGAAACCAATCATCCTCTTCAATAAGCTCTCTTGCAAACACAACAGTACCGGATTTCAGCCCTTCAAAGATACTTTGTTTGGCGTAGGGTTTAAGGTAGGGTGCGTTTGTACCCACAAAAGCCTTGAAATCAGAGGTAACTAGATCAGCGGTTTCTAGGCCATCAATTAGTGTAGCAACAACGGTTGTGAAATGATCGTGCTTGATGTTATCACAAACAATCCGGGTAGGATGATTACCCTCTACTGTCACGTAAGGGTATTCAATTCCGTCAATGATCTGAACAGCTTTGTGTTGTTCTGGTTCTATAAGTGAAACACTGGCCTCGTCAAACCAGAACCAACCTGGGTTTCCTGTTGATTCCCAAATGACCCAAGCACTATTATCATTGACGATGCTATAAACAGTACCAATATCTGACTCATTGAAACCATTACCTTCGTACTCCACACGATCACCAATTTTGTATTTTGACATTTCAGTTCCTTTCAAAGTTTAAGATGTTAGGATTATAGCACAAAAAAAGATAATGTCAATACTTAGATACAGAAATACCCAATAAATATTTTTAAGACTAGGTATTGACATTTATTTAAAAGATGATAGAATCTAAATAATAAGTTATTAATAGTAATTTATTATTCTTTTATTTATTTTAGGTTTTAGAGGTATTTTAATTGAATTGGCTCGGGGATAAAACAACAGCCCCCTCGCGAAGAGGGGGATAGGATGAATATATAGAGGGTGAGTGGAATGCCGTACATGACGAACGGGAAGCGGGACTACAAGAAGGAACTGAAGTGGGAACATACCAAGAAGAAGACCCGCGTTAAAGATCGTGCCCAACGTAATGCTGCGAGGTCTCAAGTGGCAAAGAAGAATGGAGTCAAACCTACCTCTCTTAATGGTGATGTAGGACATAAGAAAGCAGTTAGTAAGGGTGGAAGTAACAGCCTAGCTAATCTGTTTGTACAAGATCCGGGAGCTAACAGAAGCTTCAGTCGGACGGCTAAAGGAGCCATGAAGAGTGAAACCTCCAAGCGAGAAAAAAGAAAAAGTTAAACTGAATGCGGAAGTTATTAAAGGTTTTGTAGGCACTTGTCTTATTAAACGTTTTGATGATGCATCACAGATTCCTAAGTTTCACGAAGAGATGTGGGAACTCTGTACAAGTGATAGTAAGTTTGTAGCTATTGGTGCCCCACGGGGCCACGCTAAATCAACCTCTATTACACTAAGTTATCTACTAGCAACAATCCTGTTTCGGGAACGCAGATTCGTACTAATTGTATCTGACACAGAAGCACAGGCCTCTATGTTCCTTGGGCAAATAACCCAAGAGTTACAAGAGAATAATGATATTATAGAACTCTTTGGAATCAAACGAGATCCCGTTAGTGGTGAAGTTAAGTTTGAGAAAGATTCTTCTACTGATATCATAGTTCACTTCAATGATGGACAAAAGTTCCGTATTATCGCAAAGGGTTCTGAACAGAAACTACGCGGTATGTTATGGGATGGAGCTAGACCAGATCTCATTATATGCGATGATCTGGAAAATGACGAAATTGTTATGAACAAGGATCGTCGAGATAAGTTTAAACGATGGGTATATGGAGCTTTGATTCCTTGTAGATCTCAGAAAGGCATCGTTCGTATAGTAGGCACTGTCCTGCATATGGATTCCTTCCTAGAGAATCTAATGCCTCTCGAGACAGATAAACAAACTATCCATGACGACTTAAAGACTTATTCTTTAAGAAAAGCTACTCAGTGGAAAGCCGTTAAATATAAAGCACACTCAGCTGACTTCTCTTCGATACTATGGCCTGAACGCCGTAGTGCAGATGAATTCAGGATGATTCGACAGGACTACATAGATCGAGGATTAGCTGATGTGTACTCTCAAGAGTACTTGAACATCCCTATTGATGAATCAAATACTTTATTTAAACGTAACGACTTTATCCCTCGTAGAGAAGAGGATAGAAAAAAGAAATTAAACTATTACATCAGTGGTGACTTCGCTATCTCTGAAAGAGAACGAGCAGACTACACTGTAATGGTTGTTGGTGGGATGGATGAGGATGGTATCCTTCATATTGTGAATGTTATACGGGATCGGCTTGATGGACTTGCCATTGTGGAAACAATGTTGATGCTCCAAAAAGTATACGATCCTATTTCCTTTGGTATTGAAGATACACAGATTACTAAATCTATTGGTCCTTTCCTTAACAGGGCAATGATTGAGCAGAATAACTTCATTAATCTTCTACCTCTTAAGCCACATAAAACAGATAAGATAACACGAGCTAGATCTATTCAAGCACGTATGCGTGCAGGAGCAGTTAAGTTTGATAAGTCTGCGGACTGGTATCAAACACTAGAAGACGAGATGATGCGGTTCCCTCGTGATAAGCATGATGACCAAGTAGATGCAATGTCTTACCTAGGTCTTATGATAGATAGAATAATAGATGCTCCTACAAAAGAGGAAATAGAGGATGATGAGTATGAACGTGAAATGGAAGAGAGTGGTATAAATGACCAAGGAAGATCCGAAATTTGCGGGTACTGAACAAGAGTATGAAGACCCCTTAACCATTGACAAGATTCTAGAATCCACTAATGTAGCCGAGGATCTTACTGATGAAGATTTAATCTCTATTGGTAATTTAGTAGTTGATGGTTATGAAACAGATCTTATCTCCCGAGCACATTGGGAAAAGGATCTAGAGACTTGGACTAAGTTAGCCCTACAGGTAGTAGATCAAAAGACCTATCCTTGGCAAGGTGCTGCTAACATCAAGTATCCTCTCCTATCAACAGCAGCTATGCAGTTTGCTGCACGTGCTTATCCAACCTTAGTTCCTTCTAATGGACAGATTGTTAAGTGCCGTACTGTTGGTTATGACCAAGACGGACAAAAGGGACAACGAGCAGAACGTGTTGGAAAACATATGTCTTACCAGTGCATGGATGAGATGCCTGACTGGGAAGAAGATATGGACAAGCTACTCCTAACTAATCCAATTGCTGGTTGTAGTTTTAAGAAGACGTACTGGGATGCAAATAAACAAGTTATATGTTCTAAGTTAGTCTTCCCACGTTATCTAGTAGTTAATTATTATGCTAAGTCCCTTGAGGATGCAGAACGTATTACTGAGATTATTTATCTTTCACGTAGACAGGTCAAAGAGCGGATTAACCGCGGAATGTTTCTTGATGTTGATCTAGGAGATCCAACAGCTTCTACTACAATGAAGCCAACGGCTCTTAAGGATTCTACTCAACAAGAAGCGGGTGAAGATGAAACAACTCCATATACGTTCCTTGAACAGCATTGCTACTTAGATCTAGATGGTGATGATTACACTGAGCCATACGTAGTAACAGTTGATGAGGCAACTCGTCAAGTAGTACGAATAGTTCCACGCTTTGATATGGATTCTGTTCAGATGGATATGGAAGGTAAGAAGGTTGTTTATATTGAACCTACTCATTACTATACTAAGTATGGTTTTATTCCTAATCCAGATGGAGGCTTTTACGATATAGGTTTTGGACGGCTACTAGGTCCTATTAACGAGAGTGCTAATACTCTTATTAATCAACTAGTAGATGCTGGAAGCCTAAGCAACTTACAGGCTGGCTTTATCGGTAAGGGTCTTAAGATTAAGATGGGCGAATCTAAGTTCCAGCCCGGTGAATGGAAAGCTGTTAATGCTGTCGGTGACGATATTAAGAAACAGATCTTCCCATTACCAGTTCGTGAGCCTAGTGATGTTCTATTTAAGTTACTTGATCTTCTGTTGAAGTCTGGTAAAGAACTTGCTTCTGTAGCTGAAATCTTTGTTGGTAAGATGCCGGGGCAAAACACCCCCGCCACTACAACAATGGCTAGTATTGAACAGGGCATGAAAGTCTTTACTGCTGTGTATAAGCGTATCTATAGGTCGCTTACTAAAGAGTTCCGTAAGATTTACCTTCTTAATCGGAAGTATCTCAATCCTCAACAATATATATCAGTTCTTGATACTACTGTTGAGCAGAGTGATTATCAATCCCCAGAGGATGATATCATTCCCGGTGCTGACCCAACCGCTGTCTCCTCCCAAGAGAAGCAGGCTAAGGTACAGGCCATTATGCAGATCTTACAATTAGGTACTATTGATCCTATGTGGGCTACCCAGAAGTATATGGAAGCTCACGAGATTAATGATTGGCAACAAGGTGTTCGACAACAAGAACCAAAGCCTGATCCTAAGCAACAAGAACTGCAACTGAAGGCTCAACTAGAGCAACAGAAGGCCCAACGTGGTATCCAGATGGATGCTGCTAAGATGCAAATAGAAGGTGCTGCTAAAGAGCAGGAAATGGCCCTTAAGCAACGTGCTGCGGAACAAGACATGCAACTTAAGCTAATGGAACATGTCCTTAAAGCAAAGCAAGCAGATGCAGCCCATCAAGCAGGTATGCAACAACAGGCACAGCAGTCTCAGTTAAGTTTAATTACAACGGCCCAAGCAGCCAAACAGAAAAACCTACAAGCTCAAGAAGCAGCTAAGGTAAAGCAACAAACTATTCCAAAGGGGAAGAAAGTAGATGGCAATAAATCAAAGTGATTTTAACAATTGGATTCAAGATGATGTTACTAAACAGGTTATGCTTACTATCAAAGAACGACTCTTTGAATCAACTAAGCAATTGTTAGGTTATCCTCGATCTGATCTCGATCAAGTTAATTGGGTACGTGGTTATATGACTGCTTACGAAGAGATCTTAAATATTAATTTCGAGGATACTAATACAAATGATTAAACCTGTTCTACATAGAATTCTTGTCCAGTTAGAAGACATTGATGAAGTAACAGAGAGTGGTATCATTATAGCAAAAGAGCTTATCAAGAAAGAACGAAAAGCTGTTGAAAAGGGAACTGTCTTAGCCATTGGCGATACCGCCTTTAAGGATTATGGTGGTTCCCACGATACAGTTAAGATCGGAGATAAGGTGCTGATTGCACAATATAGTGGTAAAGATGTAGATAAAGAAAAGAATATCGTTGTCGTGAATGATGAGGATATCTTAGTTATTTTTAGTGAGGACTAAGCGAGATGGATCCAGAAGTACAAGGAACGGAAGCACCAGAAGTTATTGAAAATGAAACACCCGAGAGTACTGTTCAAACAAATCCTTATGAAGGTGAAGCCCGTGAAATGGGCTGGCGTCCTAAAGAAGAATGGCAAGGTGAGCCTGAGAAATGGCGAGATGCTAAGGAATTTGTAGAGCGTGGTGAGTTATATGGAAAGATTGATACTGTCAGTCGAGAACTTAAAGAAACTCGCAAAGCTCTCAAGATGCTCCAAGAACATCACTCAAAGGTTAAAGACGTTGAATTTAAACGTGCAGTAGAAGAATTAAAACTAGCTCAACGGAAACATTTAGAAGACGGTAATGCAGATGAATATCTCAAGACCACAGAACTTCTAACTGACATTAAGGCAGAGCAAAAAGCTCGACAGGTTGTAGAAGAGGTTACTCCTAAGCAACCCCAAGTAGATCCTAGATTCACGGAATGGACCAAGGAAAATACTTGGTATGAAAAGAACATGGATATGCGTGAATACGCTGATATTATTGGACAAGGCTATGCTAAATCCCATCCAACAGTAGATCCAGTTGAAGTTCTTAAGTATGTTACTAGGGAAGTAAAGGTTCGTTTCCGTGATAACTTCGAGAATCCAAATCGCACTAAACCAAATTCGGTTGAGAGTGGTTCTACCCAACAAGTTAAGAAGAAAGAATCCATTGAATTGGATGATGAAGAACGTAAGGTAATGAACACATTCATCCGTCAAGGTGTTATGACTAAAGAAGAGTTTTTAGAGCAAGTTAAACTAATGAGAGGGTCTAAGTAAATGGCAGGTAAGGCACAACGTACACAGCGTACACCACTAGCAAATCGTTCAGTCTTGGGCATAAAGGGCAAAGAGCCGGGCTATGTTTATCGGATTGTGAATGATACTGGTGATCGAGTCGCCTCGTTCCAAGAACAAGGCTATGAAATTGTCACAGATAGTTCGATTACTATTGGTGATCGTCGAGTTGGGAAAGCATCGGCTGATGGTTCTCCTGTACAAGTTGCTGTCGGAAATGGTATTGATGGTTATTTAATGCGAATTAAAGAAGAATACTATAAAGAAGACCAAGCATACAAGGAACAGAAGTTATCCGAGCTTGAACAATCAATGAGAAAAGAAGCTAAGGACATTTCAGATTATGGAAATCTGAAGATAACTTAGTGATTAATTAAAAGGAAATATTCTTTATGGCAAATGCAAGTCGCATTAATGGTTTTAAACCCGTTAAGCACCTAAATGGCTCACCGTATAACGGCCAAGCCAATATTTATGAAGTCCCTGCTGGTGAAGCAGTGCCCGTTTTCGTTGGAGATCTTGTAAAACTCTCTGATTCTGCCGGTACTGCTGGTTTTCCTGCTGTTGAAGCTGCCGTTGCTGCTTCCTCACAGGTAGTTGCTGTTCCAGTTGTGGGTGCTGTTGTTGGTATTATTAATGCCAAGCTAGATCCAGTCGATGGTAAGATGACTGCGGGTTCTATTTCACTGGATACACCCGTTTATCGTGCTGCTTCTACTAAGCAATTTGTTCTAGTAGCTGATAGTCCTGATATTATCTTTGAAGCTGAGGCTGACGCAGCCGTTGCTCTAGCTGATGTTGGTCTAAATGCAGATATTGGTGCTTCAGCACATACTCTACCACTAGCTACTGGTAATTCACCAATGTATGTTTACTCTACTACGGCCCCAAGTGCTTCGGCAACTCGTCCGTTACAGATTATGGGTATTGTAAAACGCCCAGATAATGAAAGTGCTGCCGCCTATAACAAGGTGCTAGTCAAGATCACCACCCACGCGTATGGCAATGCCATTGCTGGTGTTTAAGGAGGTATAAAAAATGGGTGTTATTACTTCGTCAAGTTTTGCCAAACTACTTTGGCCCGGTTTAAACTCAATCTATGGTAAGGCATATAATGATTACCCCGTAGAATGGGATAAACTATTTGAAAAGAACACGTCAGATCGTGCATATGAAGAGGATCTAGGACTTAGTTCCTTTGGTCTTGCTTCAGTTAAGTCTGAAGGTGGTCCAATTGTCTATGATACTGAACGTCAAGGCTTCACTTCACGATACAACCATGTTGTGTATGCACTTGGTTTCATCATCACTCGTGAAATCTACGAAGATGACCAGTATGGTAAGGTAGGTGCGCAGAAGGCTAAGGCTCTCGCACGTTCCATGCGTCAAACCAAGGAAATCATCGGTGCTAACATCTATAATCGTGCTACTACAGCCGGTTATACTGGTGGTGATGGTGTTACTCTACTGAGTGCATCCCACCCCAATGTCGCTGGTGGTACTTTCTCTAACAAGATTGCTGTGGATGCTGACCTCTCAGAGGCCGCACTTGAGCAAGCTGTTATTGATATTGCTGGCTTCCGGGATGATCGTGGTCTGCTCATTGCAGCCCGTCCAGAGAAACTAATTATTCCTTATCAGCTTCAGTTTGAAGCCAAGCGGATTCTTGGTGCAGATGGTCGTGTTGGTACTGATCTAAATGATCCAAATGTCCTTAAGGATATGGGCATCTTCAGTAACGTATGTGTTAATCACTACCTAACTGATCCAGATGCTTGGTTTATTCTTACTAATGTTAAGGATGGCCTGAAGTACTTTGAACGCCGTGGCGATCAATTCGAAATGGATAATGATTTCGACACGGAAAACGCCAAATACAAAGCAACTGCTCGTTACTCCTTTGGCTGGTCTGATCCACGCGCTATCTACGGAAGCGCCGGCGCTTAACAAACACGGCTACCACCTCTGCCATTAGGTACGTGGTAGTTCTCTAAAGGAGAATTAAATGGCAGTATATGGCGTAGGTCCGGGTGGGGTATCAACAGTTACTCCTACCTGTCGTCATGGTTATACAAAGATTGGTATTCTTGAGGTTGCGGATGGAACTACAGGTTTCTTAGCGTTCAAGCTTCCTAAGTATGCAGTTGTTATGGGCGTCTACACTATATGTACTGGTGCTAACACAACTCAAACTATTAACGTTGGTTTCACTAATGGTGGTACTGAATTAGTTAATGCGTTTGCTCCTAACTCGACTGGCTATGCACCGTCAGGTGCTCAAACTGGAACGTCTGTTGGCGTACAGTTGATAGAAGACAAGCCTGTCTATCTTAAAGCAAGTGCAACATTGACTACACCTGTTATTGTTAAAGTGGAATATTACATTCCGCCACAGGGACTAACCCTGTAAAACCCAAAGGGGGAGAATACTTTTAATATAAGTGTCTCCCCTTTTATTTTATTAAGGAAATACAATGCGCCCACAAGTAATTCAGCAAACTGGTACAGGAAGCACGGCGTGGATTCCACTAGATTATAAACAAAGTCCATTTAATGTAGGTATTGGTGTTTTAGTTGGAGGTACTGTTACTTATACAGTAGAACACACATTTGACGATATCTGGGATTCAACTATCACTCCAACAGTATATCCCCATGCTACACTAGTAACACAAACTACTAACAAAGATGGAAACTATGCTTTCCCAATTCGAGCCACTAGAATAACAGTGACTGCTGGAACAGGCAGTGCTACTATGACTCTCCTACAAGGACTTCGTTAATATGAACATACAAGATGTTGCAGATTTTATCTCTCTGGTAAAAGACCCTGCAAAATTTGAACGTCATTTAAAACAACTGGTTGATGAACAAGATCGACTAAAGGCTGTCATCGCTACTGTAGGCAAAGCCTCCGAGCTAGATAAACTTCGTAAGGAAGTAGAGAAACAAGCTACTTTCCTAGAAGAAACTTATAAAGAGCGTAATGAGAAACTCACTAAGCAGGTAGAGAACGAGATCAAGATCTTTAAAGCTAAACAAGAGAATCTGCAAGCTACTCAAGAACGTTCTGAGAAAGCATCACAAGAAGCACAAGCAGCTACTCGTGCTGCCAAAGAACTTGCTGAGTCCTTCTCTGGTCGTGATAAGAAACTATCAGCAGCCGAGAAAGAAGTCGCTGCGCTTCGTCTAGAGCTATCTACAAGCCTTGCTGAGTACAACGAGAAGATTGCAAAGCTCAAAGCCGTGATGGTATAATATGGGTGTATCATCTGTCGACTCTTTTGATACAACATATGCGATTAGAGTTGATGATGCTTCCTCTACAGTAACGTATGTGGGGGAAGCTTCTATCAGAAGCCCTGAAGCTGCACCTGTATGGCGCATCAAGAAATTAGAAACAGTTGGTTCTGTTCTCTCTATTACATGGGCAGATGGCAATATGTCATTCGATAATGTTTGGAACGACAGAGCAACACTCTCTTACTCATAAGGATTTACTATGTCAATGTCCAATGCTTCAGAAACAAACCTTCTGAACTTACTCTTTAATAATGTAGACTGGCCTAATGTTGGTGATGCTGCTGGCCTACAAAACTCTGCCACTGCTGGTAGCTTCTACGTCGCACTGCATACGACTGATCCTGCTGATGCTGGTACGCAATCAACCAACGAAATCGCCTATACCGGATATGCGCGTGTTGCTGTTGCCCGTTCTGCCGGTGGTTTTACAGTATCGGGTGCTAACGTATCTAATACTGCTACTGTTCAGTTCGGCGAATGTACTGCTGGCTCTGCAAGTGCTGGTTACTTCTCTGTCGGTCTTGCTGCTTCCGGTGCTGGGGATATTCTGTATTCCGGCTCTTTGAGTGCTGTACGTGCAATCTCTGCCGGTATTACACCTCTATTCAATCCGGGTGCTCTAGCTGGTACGGTTGATTAATATGAGCTATAGATGCGCTCATTGCGGTGAGCCTCTGGAATCCGCAGAGGCGCGTTGCCCTAATCATCCTAATGGTATTGTCGAGGAATGTGATGACGATCCAAAGTCTGAGTGATATAAACAATTCATTTGATGCTGGGCGTTTTCACGTTCAGCGTTTCACTAAAAATGCTGGTACTGCTCATGCTAAGGTGTGGGCAGACCCTTCTTATGCTTCAGGACAACCTCCGTACGATGCACGAGTAGGTACAGCAGCAACCTTTACACCAGCGATTGCACAGAAGAATGATGCAATTTACTTCCCTAGTATTGCCGCTGGTATGGAGAGGTATCTTGTAGAAGCTCAAGTCTGGACTAATCAAAATACGTACAACGGTCCAATCAACATGCAGTTCTTCGATCTGCTTGGTTACTATCCTTTGATTGACGGTGACTCTAATGATATACAAGACTGTACTAATGATCTAACCTTACCGCGTTACTCTGATGGTGTTGGTGTTCATATGGTGATGGTGAATCATATTGCACCTGCGTTGCAGAATGGACTCACTGTAATTAGTTATACTAATTCAGATGGTGTTGATAAAACAGTGACTGTAGATATTCCAAACAACGGACAGAATATTGTTTGCTCTGGCTGTAGAAATACTACTGGTGCGGCATCCAGTACAATCAATATCCCACTAGCTGATGGTGACAAAGGTGTTTTGCGGATTAATTCTATTCAACATACCACTGCTCCGGGTGGTCTTCACTGTATCTATCTGGTTAAGTTTCTAGGGTCAATGGTACTAGGAGATAACTTAGTAACAGCAGAAAAGTCCTTCATCACTGGCAAAGGGTTTGCTCCAATTAGAGTATATGATGGTGCTTGGATTAATTGGTTTGACTCACTTGCACTAGGAACCACTGCTAGGACTGTAGCATGGTTTGGTAATCTAACTTTCGTATGGGGCTGACATGGCTATTCAATCTATTGATAATTTAATTTCTTCTATCTCGGCAGGACAATCTACACGCTACGACTGGAACAAGGTCAGCACTGTTGCTGCAACGCTTGGTGGTTCTTTTGATATGTCAGGTCAAGCTGCACTTCCTGTAGCGAATGCGTGGGCTGGTACTGCACTTAACTGGGTAACATGTACAGAGACAACTGGCAACGGCACACAAATCTTCGGTATGCCTCACGGCGGTAACGTAAGTCCTAGTGTCAAGCATCTATTAAACATGAATGCTTGGGGTACAGCAGCTACAGCAGTTCCCGGTACGCTCACTCTTGTTGACATGCAGGGGTACTATCCCGGCCTATCAAATAACAGTGCTGTTGCTCAAACCCTTGTAGGTACTCCAACTTTACGTTACACCAATGGTGAAGGTGTTCGTGCTTATATGGTACAGACTGCAACTGGCGGCGCTGGCGCTCAGAACTTTAACATGAGCTATACCAACCAAGCGGGTACGGCAGGACGCACCATGCCAGCAACCGTTGCTTGTACTGCATCATCTGTAGTTAGCCGTATTAATCCAAGTGGTGTTGCTGCTAACAACTATGGTCCATTCCTGCCACTAGCTTCTGGTGATACAGGTATTCGTAGCATCCAGACTGTGACTTTATCTGCTGCAACTACTGGTACATTCGCTATGGTACTAGCCCGTCCCTTAGCATCAATCACTTTATCTGTTGCTGGTCTAATGACTGAGAAAGATCTGCTTAACCAGATCCCATCACTACCAGTAATTAAAGACGGTGCCTGCTTGACTTGGATCTGGAATGCTGGTGCTGCAACTGCAACTGCAACCACACTAGCCGGTGGTATCGAAGTAGTCTGGGGGTAATCATGGCACTATGGCCTAATGGTCGTCGCATGACTAGAAGTACTTATAAAGGTCTTGGTGTTGCTCCGGGTCTTGATGCGTGCATCAAGAGTTTGGGAGACAGGATGAATCGCTTTATTGGTACATCAATTACTAGAACTGCTAGTACGCCAGATGGCTATGGTATGCGCGGTTATGTACCTCCCATTAAAGCTGGTAGTATGTCCACACGCACAAATGTACTTAATGTCTCTGGTACTAGCAACCTACTCTCTGGTGGTCCTATGACCGCTGCTGCCACAACAATCTGTACTATCACTGGTGATAATAACACTCTCAGTATGATTGTTAGTATGTCAAGCACAAGTTCTATTGTAACCTTGACAGGTAATAACCTAGTTCTAGCTTTGACTATTGGCCTTAGTGGTACTGCTGAATGGACACTGACAGGTACAAGCAGTCTAAGCATGGTTGTTCCTATCGAGGGTACAGGGTCAGTAACTAGTCTAACAGGTACTAGCGACTTGCGTGGCTTACTCTCTTTAGAAGGTGAATGGACTCCTTTCTCAGAGTTATCTCCAGAAGGTCTTGCTGCTGCTGTGTGGAACTCGCTTGCTGCTAACTTCAATGAACTAGGCACGATGGGTAACAAACTTAATACGGCGTCTAGTGGTGGTGTGGATATGAATGCTCTGGCACAGGCTGTGTGGGAATACACAACAAGAGAACTGACAGGTGGTTCTGGTGGTGATCCTTGGACTGATCCAAGAGCACTAACAGTAGCTAAATTCTTAGGGCTTAAATAATGAGTAAGAATTATTATCTATCAGGTGAATTCAATTTAACATGTGATAGATGTAGTAAAAAAATAAAAGCCCATCAAGCAAAGCATGAATGGACAGGATTTATCGTTTGTGGTGATTGTTA